CTTCCCAGCCGTTCCTGTACTTCTTCGGCGGCGATACTGACCGCCATTGCCATGGAGTCGTTATTGAAGGTGTGAGCAATACGGCGCAGGCTACGGAATTCATCGGTTGATAAATCCGGCCAGCCATTCCCGGCGATTGCCGTGTTGGTTGCGCTGATTACTGTCCCACCAAAGCTCATAACAGTTCCTCAATTAAATAAGTACGCCTCTGCCCACTGGGTCGACGGATCACGATGAGCTAAAAGCTTTCGCATCCTCGCCAGCCGAGGCGTGTGGGGAGGGAGTCGGTTTAAAGATTCTTCCCGGATTTCAGCGAACGGATCCGCTGTTCAATCTTGTCGAGCATGGTTTTGACACCAATCTTGCTGTGCTTCTCGTGCGCATGGCGCAGTAGGGTGTGTGCTTTTTCCAGCACTTCGATACTGCCAACTGACGACGCTTGCGGCTTGCCTTCTTCATTGCGCAATAGAGATAAGCCAGCGAACTTGTACCACTTGGCGTGTACCTCTTCGTGAAGACGCCACTCTTTCTCAACCTTCTCAAACACCTGACTGAAGTAAGGCTCTATAGAGTTACCGCGTTCGGCCTGCAGCTCGGCCCACTGCAGCACAAAGTCGGCGCAGAAGGTCGGCCAGTCGCGGCTGAAGTTATCCGGTGTAGGCAAATCCAGCTCAATGGCTTTCAGGCACCATTCGATAGCGGTATCCAGCTCGCCAGCATCGAACATCCAGACAGTCAGATTGGTGAAAATAGGGTTTTCGAACACCTCACCTTCTTCCAGGAAGCTTTCAACATACGGGCGGTACTTCGGAATTAGCACCTCACGTTTGTGCTCAATGCGGTCAGCAATGGCGTTGAAGCCGCGCAGATACTTGCGGTCTTCTTCAAACTCGATCAGCTTGATATGCAGGCTGTCGGTGTTCACCTCTGTAGCCTGGCTTTCATCCTGATTAATTTGTTTCTGGTGCGCTATTCGGTGGCGCATCGCCGGTGACATGTTCATAGCTATTCCTGTTCAGACGGTCTGGAGATTAGCCGCGGTTAAACGACTGGCTTCGGTGCAAGATGGATCTTATCCGGGTTATAAGCAGCGAATGCTTCCAGAACACCAACGGCATAGCCTTCCATACGCCAGTAAGAGTTTTCGAACTGCTTACGGTCACCTTCATGCTTCGCCTTACGCTGAGCGGTACCGTGCTGTGTTAATACCTGAAGGTTGGCCGGAATGGTTACTAACATGCCGTTTTCAGGGAAGAACGGAGGCACATAGGCAGGACGGCCAGCGATAGACTTATCCAGCTTCTGAGCTGCAATCTGCTCAGTTGGCGTGTCTGCTTTGTCATACAACTTGTACTGTGCTGCAGAGATGAGCCCGGAGCCTACGTATACGGTCAGGCGTGGGTCATTACGGAACATCGGGTGAATCTGGTTGTTGATGATGTCGGAGGCCATCGCATCCAGCGTTTTGTAGTCACCTTCGTTATCGAAGTAGACATCGGTATCCACAATCTGCGAAGCCTTGCGGTTTTTCACATAGTGATACCAGCCTTCGTTTACATCCTGGCCTAATGGGTTTGTATCCGGGTCAGTATTTGCTTCTGCCGATACGCCGTTCCAGCCAACGCGCATAATATCCAGCGCAAACATCTGATTGGAGAACTCTGTAAGCAGCTTCATGAACTTGCCAGGGCCACCCTGGTTAGCCCACTGGCACAGCATTGCCCAGGTAATAGCTGCACAGGAATCTGTTTCCGCCAGTTTGTACTTGTGACCACCAACACCAACTTGCTTGGTAAAACGGCCTCCGGACTTACGGCCGGTGTATAAACCGCTTACACCTACATCGACTACCTGGCCTTCGATTTGGTCAACGGTAGTGACGGTAATCGTTTGAAGGAATGCAGCAGATTCGACGATAGCTGCACGTAGTTGGGTTTCAAGCTGTGGCGATACGTTGAACAGCTCTTGCACGGTGCTTACGCCATATGATTTGGCTAGCTGCGCGGCAAAGTGGTCCATGTATTCACGTGCTGATTGGGTAAGAATCTGCGACATTACGCGATTACTCCTAATTTGGTTAAAGATAGAGAGTTAGCCGTTAAAGCGGCATATACTCGTCAGCGGCACCTTCGCCAGCGGGTGTTTGCCCCGGCACTTCCTTGGAAAACTCGTTTAGCTTGCTCTCCAAACCGTCCAGCTTTTCAGTAAATGGTTTCAGATGCTTTTCTAGCTCAGTAGAAAATTGCTCAACGGTTACACCTTCGGTTTGTACTTCCGGCTCCGGCTTGCCTTCCGGCTCTTTTACAGAGAACTTTTTACCTAGCTCTTCAGTAAGCTCAGTTTTCAGTTCGGTCTTCATCACACTGAAGGTTTCTTTCAGTGCTGCTTTTAGTTGCTCTTCGGTCACTTCAGTGTCCTCTGGTTCGGTGGGTGCTTCCGGCTTACGTTCACCGGAGGTAAAGAATTTTTTGCACATAGAGAAGAAGCTTTCCGAATCGGAAAAGCACTCATCAACACTTAGCTCTTCCAGTGCGCTGCATTCCAGCTCTGTGCTTTGGTTATTACGAGAGAATTTAAGGCGCGTTGTCCCGGTGGAAGCAGGGGAGTCAGTCACGGCTAGGCCAGTCAGGTAACAACGGCCTTCACCCTTGTAATCAGGATCAGGTTCGATAGAGGTGAATAGCTTCTGCCCGTCCGCATTGGCTTCAAGCAGATACTTATTTGGAGTAATTTTGGCAAACAGGCGCAGTTTTCCGTCTTTCTTCTCGGCTTTTAGCTCTTCAACAACACCCCAGTTTTTACCGTTGAAAACACTCCATGATGAGCGGCTGTGCTCCGGCCAGATCATCGCGGTGTATTCAGATGTGGAATACAGCTCCGCCATGTCTTTAATCCATGCTGCCGTTATTTTTCTTCCGTCTATAGTTGCCCCTTCAGTTGCAACTATTTTCCAGTCTGAGGTTTTGCTCATGCTCGTTGTTTGCCCGTTTAAATTACGTCAAATACATCTTTGGTACGGCCAACAATACGCCTTTGAATTAAGCCTTTCAGCCGGTTAACTTCCTGAAAATTCGGATATAGCCCATATCCGAATTCATCCGAACGAAACCGGGTAAATCCGGCTTTTTGTCGGCGTATGATTCGGGCATGGCATATTCTCCCGAAGTAAGACAAGCCGCCCGGGCGCTCTATTTGAAAGCCTGGACGCCACGCGAAATCGCTACCGAACTGAAGCTCAATAATGAACGCATCATTTATTACTGGGCGGATAAGTACGGTTGGCGGGATATGTTGCGTGAACAGACTATTGATGAGTCGATAGCAAACCGTATTCAGACCCTGTTGGAGCTGGAGAACCCGAGCAAAAACCAGCTGGATATGCTGGACAGACTTATTAAACATCACACCGCACTGAAGAAAATGCGGGCGCAGGATAAGCAGAAGGGTGAGCAACCGGTAGCGGAGAAGATCCGTAGCAATGAGTCGGTGCATCAGCGCAGCAACACCGACCCGAGCAAGAAAAAGAAGAAGCGCAAAAAGAATGACATCAGCGAACTGACGGAAGAGCAGTTTGCTACCTGGCATGATTCGCTGTTTGAATATCAGCATGTGATGCGTAAAAACATTAAACAGCGTATCCGTAATATCCTGAAGTCGCGCCAGATTGGGGCCACCTATTACTTTTCAGGCGAGGCGCTGGAAGATGCCATCCTGACCGGGGATAACCAGATATTTCTTTCCGCCTCCCGAGCCCAGGCAGAGGTATTCCGCAGCTATATTATTGCTATTGCCAAAGAGTTCCTGGATATCGAGCTGTCCGGTAACCCGATTGTGCTGTCCAACGGGGCCGAGCTGCGTTTTCTTTCTACTAACAGCAAGACGGCGCAGAGTTACCACGGCCACGTTTATGTCGATGAGTATTTCTGGATCCCCAAATTTGATGAGCTGAACAAGCTGGCTTCTGCCATGGCGACGCACAAGAAGTGGCGTAAAACCTACTTTTCGACGCCTTCGTCTAAGTCACACCAGGCGTACCCGTTCTGGACCGGTGATCAGTGGCGGCAGGGCCGGGATACCCGGGCCAATATTGAATTCCCGACCTTTGATGAATACCGCGACGGCGGCAAGCTCTGCCCGGACAGGCAATGGCGTTATGTGGTGACTATTGAAGACGCAGCTGCCGGCGGATGTGACCTTTTCGATATCGACGAACTGCGCGACGAATACGGCAAAGACGACTTTGATAACTTGTTTATGTGCGTGTTTGTCGATGGCTCGCTGTCGGTGTTTAAGTTTACCGACCTTGAAAAAGCCATGGTGGATACCGCCCACTGGCAGGACTTTAAGCCCCGGAACAAGCGGCCGTTTGCCAACCGTGAGGTATGGCTGGGTTATGACCCGTCACGAACCCGGGATAATGCCTGTCTGGTTGTGATTGCCCCGCCAATTGTCGCTCCGGAGAAATTCCGCATACTGGAGAAACATTATTGGAAGGGGCTGAACTTCCAGTATCAGGCTGCTCAGATAGATAAGGTATTTGAGCGCTATAACGTTACCTATATCGGCATTGATACTACCGGTATCGGTGCCGGGGTGTGGGACTTGATCAGCAAGAAACATCCGCGTGAGGCCCACGCTATTCACTACAGCGCCGAGAGCAAAACCCGCCTGGTGCTGAAGATGATTGATGTAGTCGAATCCGGCCGATTGCAGTTTGATGCCGAGCATAAAGATATTGCTATGGCGCATATGGCAATTAAGCGGGTACCGACCGCCAGCGGCAATGCTATGACATTTAAGGCTGAGCGCAATGCAACCACCGGGCATGCAGATGCCTTCTGGGCAACCTCCCACGCAATTATCAATGAACCGTTAGACCACTCAACCCCAACTAAATCAACCTGGAAAATGGCAGCATGACCGAAGCAAACGAGATACTAGTAAAACAAGACAACACCGAGAACGAAAACGGCTCGGTCTACTCCATTGACCCAACACCGGAGCTGATAGACTCCAGTCAATGGATGACCGCTTACACCGAACTGTTTTATAACGAGTTGGACGATTACTGGGAGCCGCCTATCTCTCGCGCAGGACTAGCGGAGATTTCTCGCGCCAACGCTTATCACGGCTCGCTACTGATAGCCCGGGCTAACTATGTTGCTGGCCGCTTTGTTCAGGGAGGCGGTATGCGCCTTAGACAGATGCAGGCATTCTGCCGGGATTACTTTACTTTTGGTGACGGTGGGTTACTGAAGGTGCGAAACTTCTTCGGCAAAGTAGTGCGCTTGCACCCGCTTCCGGGCATGTATATGCGCCGACGTAAGAACGGTGATTTTGTAGTGCTGGAGCGGGACAATAAGCAAAGGGTATATAAAGCTGATGATGTAATTTATTTGCCCCAGTATGATCCGGCACAGCAGGTTTACGGCCTGCCGGATTACCTGGGTGCTATTCAGAGCAGTTTACTGAATACTGATGCTACGCTTTTCCGCCGTCGCTACTACAAGAACGGCGCCCATATGGGGTTTATCTTCTATGCCACTGACCCGAACTTAAGTGACGATGACCAGAACGCGATGAAAGAAGCTATCGCCAGCTCGAAAGGGGTGGGTAATTTCCGCAGTATGTTTGTGAACATTCCAAACGGGGGAGAGAAGGGGATACAGCTGATACCTGTGGGCGATATTGCTACAAAGGATGAGTTTGAACGGATTAAGAACATCACCGCCCAGGATATTCTGGTCGGTCATCGCTTCCCTGTAGGTAAAGCAGGGATTATCCCGCAGGGAACGGGCAACATGGGCGACCCGGTTAAGATTGGCAGCGAGTATGCCAAGGATGAAATAGTACCGGTTTGTAAATTGATTCTGGATGAGGTGAACTCAGACCCAGAGATATCAAGAGAGCTTCAGTTATCTTTTAACCTGGAGATTTCTGACGCCGCTTAAAGCTGTACAAAATCACAGCCATTTCACGTAATATAGACAGGTCAGTCAATCAGTTAGGTGAAATGTATGCGCGTGATATGTCCATGCTGTGGGGCTAATGCCCGGATCGGGAAAACCAACAGAATTACGGAAAAAGTTGCAGATTTATACTGCTCTTGTTCAGACCCGGAATGCGGGCATACCTTTGTTGCTAACCTGAGCTACAGCCATACTCTTAGCCCATCTGCCAAAACGGCCAGTGACCTGGCCGTGAGTTTGGTAAGAGCCCTTCCTATAGAGAAGCAAGCCCAGCTTCGTGAACAGCTTTCAATGCTGTAGTTAGAGTTCTTTTTCTCCTTTAGACTTATTCAGCAGCCAGCTCCAATCGATCACCGGTTGGAAAACTCCATCAGGCTGCTGTATTCGCCGGGCTCCACAAGATTTGCACTCAAGATAGTCTGAGATACCGCTACTCTTAACTCTGTTCCAGCGATGGAAGAATACGCATCTGTCTTTTGGCAGAATAGTAATGGCCTTACCTCTTGGATCATCCAGGTTTACCACTCCCTCATATATCACCCAGCAGACCGAAAGGAGGCTGGCAATAAGAGCAAAGGTAGTGCGGAAATCCATTTCAGCTTTAAAACCATCAGCAATGACAAACAGCATGTGGCTTTGAGCAATCAGGAACAGGGCGTATTTGGTTCGATTTTTCATCTGATTTTACTCCTTAATCTGTACTGAGAATTGCATTCAACACCGCTTGCTTTTCATAGGCCGGTAGCGCGGCAAATCTACTGGCCCAACGTTCTGCTTTTCGTTTTATCCTCTGCCTTTCCGTACTGTTCTCGCCAGCATAGGTATGGTAGTGAATGTCTCCCGGCTGGAAGTTGCACCAAACTGTTTCAGTCCGAACGCCACCACGGGTCATAGCCTGGAAGTCTTTACTCCACCAATCGGATAGCATTTCGTTGTAAATCGGGTTTCGGTACCCGGAGAGAATGACAAATACTCCCTCTGGTAACTGGATAAGCAGCTTAAGCAGTTCTCTGTGCTCATCGTCGGTCATTTCGTATTTGTAACTGGCTGAGCTGGTACGCGTTGACCGCACATAAGGCGGGTCTAGATAAACAAGAATGCGGCCGTGGCCGGTGTAGTCATATTCGGCTAAGTACTGCAAGGCAGAAGCATGAACAAGGTTTACTGCAGTAAAGTCAGATTCGACTAAGACACGTTCATCCAGGTCAATACCAATATTCAGAGCGGCGGGGGCCTTTTTCTTCATAATGACGCCACTACCCAGAAAGGCCTCAATGTAGGTATCGTGCGGAGGCATTAGGTTAATGATGGTCTGATAAACTCCGCTTCCTCCTTTTGCTCCTAAATAACTCATTCTATTCTCCAGGTAATGTAGTTGTGGTTGGCTACACTCGAGTGCAGTCAAAAATGGCTGTGGCCAACGTAGTTATCTTTGGCTACGCTTCAGCTAAAACAGACTCTCGTCTGGTTGCTTATGTTCTTCATCTTCCGGCTGGTCAAAAACAGCGTCTTGCCAGTCTTCACCCAGCCAACTTAAATCTGGTGCCTTTTCTTTAGGCGCATTTCGGTATACCAGGCTATCCGGCAGGCGCTGACCGTCGCCAAGACGCAGTTTTATGCTCTTGGTGTTCTCTTCGTTCTGGTCCAGGATGAGCCATTTGCCCGATATCAGCTCATCGCCGAAGGAATCATCCAGCTCGTACTCAAGGATTAGCCTCTTTATCTCCTGTTCGACCATCGGGTCGAGGTCTCTGAGTACCTTATTGGTGACCTGTGCCGGAGGCGACTCCGTACAGTTATTGACAGAACTCCGAGAGGCGGCAGAGCCGCCAAAATCGGT